TCTCCGTTCGACGTTTAGCAGTACCAGGTGTGATAGTCTTTTTTATAGGCGTTCTGGTTGCCATATCTTAATATTCTAATATATTTTTATCTACCATGCCCCTGTTTAGTAACTTTAAATTGTGGGGCCACCCGCCCCTTTATATTCTTTGGATCTAGCTTTGATGCATTTTGTCTGGGATTGAACATCTTTTTATGCGCTTGCCAATATTCCGGTGCTCCCACTTTAAAATTCTTATGTAAACGAGCTTTATACCAAAATACACAATCTTCTATACGATTACTCTTACTTGTATTATCTAGTACGATACATTCGTAATTTTCAGTACAAGCATCCATAACCTTATTAAACATATCGAAATTGGGGAATATACCGAAAAATGACTTATAAAGTTTTTCACGGTTTTGAATGATATTTTCTCGTAATACGAAAACATAGTCAACATTAGCACGTAACGCCGGTGGTAAATCCATGCAGTATTGCATCGTGAGCATAAAGAACAGGCGCCAGTGACGTCCATTCATAAATACTTGCCTGATACATGTGTCACGCATGAACTTACTATCGTACATACAATCGTCCAATAATAGAAAGGCTCCGCAATTTGTTTTACCTGCACCTACAAGTTTCCTCTGTCTCTCCATTACCCGTTCTATCGCATCCCTATCATAATCGCCGTATATGAATAGATCGGGTACGTACTGTTGATAATAATGATTACCTTCTTCTGTAGCAGATAATACTATACCGGCTGGTAAATGTTTTTTATGCCATAAAATATCAGTTACCAATGTAGATTTACCCGTATTACGTTTACCTATAAATATACATACTTTATCATCCGCAATTTTGGCAGGATTAAATTTTCGTAATCGTAAATCCATCTATAATACCGCCCCGTTTTATTTCATAAAATTTTACTCACATGTATTAAGAATGGCAGGTCGCGTACAACTTGCTGTCAGGGGTATCCAGGACCAATGGCTTAACGGTGACCCACAATTTTCGTATTTTGTTACCATTTTCAAGAGACATACTAGATTCTCTACTGAATCCGTAGAAATACCATTGACTGGTGATATTTCACTTGGTAAAACGCTACATTGTAGAATACCAAACAACATAGGAGATTTATTGCGCAGTGTTATTTTAAAAATAAAACTAGGAAAATTACCTGATCACGATGCAAATGGTACACCGGCTATATATAATTTTTATAACCCACCATTAGCTAAAAATATAATAAAACATGTCGATTTATTAATAGGTGGACAAACTATACAGCGAATAACAGGTGATTATATAGATATGTATGATCAATTATACAGTAATAAAGATGACAGGGATCAAACTATGTATTTTTTAAATGGTCATGGTAATCATTTAACGGTATCTGATTCGTATAACACGTTTTATGTTAATTTACCATTTTATTTTTTTAGATATCCGAGTTTATCTATTCCTATATGCGCTATAACTAAACAATTAGTAGAGATTAAAGTAACATTCAAAGATTTAGATGATGATATAACATTTAAATATACAATACAAAGTGATGGAAATGTGAGACGTGAAAAAACGCTTGACGGTTCCATATTAAGTGCATCGCTTATAACAGATTTTTACTTTGTGACAGATGACGAGAAGAATTTCTTGTTAACACGTCCGATGGAATATGTAATAACTCAATTACAAAAATCGACTATAACATTTAAACCAAATGAAATAAGTAAATCTGCGTTATTAAAGTTTAAAAATCCCGTAAAAGAATTATTCGTGTTAGCAAAAGAATACACGGATCCCATAGATGGTGAAATTTACGATGTATTACTCGATACACATTCAAACAACCAATCATTTTCCGATACTATCGTAGGTCTAGGATCTAAATATAAAAGATCGGATCACAGATTAATAAAAAATATAAAATTCACGTGCAATGGTTCGAGTGTGTTTAATAAAACTGGTACAGAACTCGCTTATCATAATACATTAAAATGTCATACAGGGTGTCCAGACCCCGCGTATGAATTCTATATACACTCATTTTCATTATACCCCGAAAAATATTATCCAACAGGTCAATTAAATATGAGTAGAATAGTTCATAAACATATAAACATAGAAATGGAAGATGTATCAACCACACGTAACACTAAAGTTGATATTTACGCATTAAATTATAACATATTAAACATACGAAGTGGTTTAGCAGGGTTAAAATTTTAAAAAGTAATAGTAGTAATGGCCGGTCGTGTACAACTCGCTACAACCGGTTCTCAGGATATATTTTTTACAGAAAATCCTGAGTACACACATTTTATAAAAAATTTCAGGAAACACGCAAACTTTGCGGTGTACGATATAAAACACGATTTTGAAGGAGAAGTTAAATATGGAAATAGGATAAAATGTACAATACCAGCAGATTCGGGTGATCTAATTAAATCTATTAGGTTACATATTAATTTGCCTCCTTTAAAAAAAGATGATGTTTACTATAAATATATAGAATCAATTGGTCATGCTATAATAGATCATATTGATTTGATAATAGGAGGTCAACTTATACAAAGAATTCCGCGTGATTGGTTACAAATATATAGTGAACATTATATAACACAGTCAAAACAATTAAACTTATCCAAATTAATAGGTAAAAATCCAAATGAGTTATCTGGAACTTCTGTATCTACATCTATAGATAACTATTTAGATAATGCCACCGAATCTAGAACATATATTGTCGATATTCCTTTTTATTTTCATAATAACCCCGAATTATATATCCCATTACATGCATTTAGTTTACACGAATGTGAAATAGAGGTTCAATTAAGCGAAAGGAAATTCTGTATATATGATTACTTAAATGTAATTAATGAAGGATTTGATGAATCTACTGCAACAATTAATTCTATAAATCTCTATACTGAAATGATATTACTCGATTCAACAGAACGTAAAATGCTAGAAAAATTGAATCGCGATTACGTGATTACACAAATCCAGCGTAATGTTTTTAGAATACCTATTTCAAAGAACGATGGTAACGATATAACAAAATTTAGGTTAAATTTTTCAAACCCAGTAAAGGAGCTCTATTTCGTGATTTCACGTGTAAGTAATGAAAACGTGTTATATAGTCATTTTGACTACGATCACCCTTCACAAGTTTATCCAGTAAATGGTAGATATATCAATTATGAGAATCTAGTAAGCTTAGAATTAACTTTAGATAAAGAGGTTATCTTAAATGATGTAACAGGGAATTTGATAAATCTTAGGGCGGTTCAAAGTGGTATACACCATTCAAGAACACAATTATTCAGAAGATTTTATTCATATAGCTTTGCATTAGAACCAGAGAAATGGTATCCCACTGGCCACGTGAATTTTAGTACTATTAAAGATCAAAATATATCACTCACATTGAACAATAATACGTCGGATATAAGAGAACTTAGAGTTTACGCGCTAAGTAATAACATATTTAGAATTAAAGATGGATCAGGACAACTTCTCTTCCCAAATGGTCCAATCGGCAATTGATATAGTAACACCTGTACTCGAAAATGCGGTAGTTTTATCCGGACAATATGCAAAAGCGTGTGGAAGAAATACAATTCTCGCGAAAGACGTGGAATATTGTATGAAATATTGCGCTATGAATACTGTAGGTGATAGAATTGGATCATACTTCCCGGAAATTTATACAGAAGAAGAATCTGATAACGAAGATACCATTGAAGTGGTAGACGACGAAGATGAAATGTTCGAACCTTATTCGGGTGATGATGAAAAATTTACACGTATAAATGATGCATATGATGCATGGGATGCGTGGAAACCGACAAATCCGTCAGAGGAGATGATTAAAAATGCTATTGATAGTAATGAAAACATGTCATACTCCAGAGGGTTGGAGTAAACGTAAATATAAACTATTTAAGAGTAATGACTGTTCAGAATCAAGTTCAGAATCGGATTCGGATTCGGAATCCGAATCGGAAAGTGAGGAAAAACCCAAGCCTATCAGGGGGTATGAAAACCAAAAATATAAAAAAATTCTGATTGAAGAGGAATTGTTACCAGAATAAAAAAATCTATATATACTATAAAATGTCTGCAGAAGCTGCTACCGATACCCTCATGGCTATTTCCCGCGAGCTTGAGACCCAATCTCTCAACGCCGTCGTTGCCGGGTTCTCTTTCGCTGCCGCCCTTTCTTGGATGGATCTCGTTCGCTGGACCATTCATCAGGTCGTACGCGTCCAAAAGAACGGTGGTCTTAACTACGGTCTCACCGCGCTCTTCACCACTCTTCTTTCCGTTATTGTTTACATGGTCATTTCCCGCTTATCCAAGCGCGTCAGGAAGCCCACTTC